ACCCATGTTAGCGGCTATCTGCTCATCGCTAAGGCCGTCCCTGGCCCATCCTTGCAGTCTAAGCAGTCCTTCTTTTGTCAACCACTCTTGATACTTACCTTTTGCCACTGTATCACCACCCTTTAACCATGTACTTAAAAAATTAAGGCCCTGTATGGCGATTTAAGCGCCGATAACAAGGCCATGCATATATTTATACCTGCTGTTTGCTAACTTTGTAATTTGTTACTTGCTCAATTAACCGAGGATTGTCTATCAATACATTGAGTATCCCTTTTGCAATCAGGTCAATTGCTTTCTCATCTCCTGCCGGGACGTCTTCAATCCGGTACTCGTTTACAATGCCGTGCATAATCTCATGCATCAGCGTTGCCGGCTTGTGTGCCCCGCAATTCGCATTTATCTGTATGAGCGGCTTTACATAGTCGATAGCCCCGTAGCATACCGCATTATCTACTATAATTGGCTCTGCTGTCTCGCTGACAGGATATGTAATGCTCCCAATGCGTACGCTGTCAATCATCGCCATCAAGTGCCTCCTTTACCGCTCTTTCCAGTTCCCATGATACTTCCAGTTCATCCGTACCGTACCAGCGCCGAACGTAATAGCCCCGATACCGGAGAAAAGATATGAGTCCTTTTATTTCCATTGCCCCGTAGCCGGCAGGAAGGTGATACTTTACAGTGCTTGCACCGGCCTTAGCGGCCATATCCATCGCATGATGCACATGATCATATAAACTTAACGCTGTAAGTTGCCTCTGGTCCTTGGCTGTCGGTATTCGGTCTTTCATCGCAATCTCCTATATATGACAAGAGCCACCAAAGCAGGAAGGCGGCCCTTGTCTATGTGTTTGTGTAAACCTTTTTAGAGAGGCATCTGTATTGTAGGACAGTGTGTGCGGCGGAGTGCGGAGCGCCATCTACTGCACTTCTCGCCGCCTTGTCCAATGAGGGATTCTAGCTATTCGCTAAAACCTTACACTATTATTATACGTGTTTTTCGTACCAGTTATTCTTAGAATAAGCAAGATGACAAAAAAATAAGGCCGGTACTCATGGTATCGGCCTTTTATCCGTTATTCTTTGTTGTCCGGCAGAACCCACATTTCAAAGCTCTTATCGAGCATCTCTTTTCTCGACAAGATTTTCCCTGGTTTTACGTTTAGGATATCTGTACATCCCGGACGAGCTACATAATGCCGATTGTCGTCATCAGCTGTTTTGTACGCTTCTGCGTACTCATACAGCATCTTTGCCGGAGTGAGTTCGCCAGCATCAAAATGACGCATGTCGTAGCCGCCTTTTACGTTATAACGGTTTGTCGTAAGATTAATAAATCCAAAGTCGGCTTTTTCGGCTTTTTCTTTTCCGTTTACATCGGCCACGATAACCAGATTAATGTAAAGGCGATGACAAATGTAAGGTTTTTCCCATTCATTTAGTTGCACCTCAGCTTTAATGCCGGGGTAGTTACTTTCGACCGCCGTTTTGACAGCGGCCATTTTTTTCATAACGTCTTCCTTCTTCATACTTTTTCGTCTCCTTTCCCTTTGGGTTTCTTGCCCTTTTCTTGATTATATTATAACACGTATTTTAGTTATGTCAACACTGTTTTTAATTATTTTTTACGGATTTCTATAGTATATCCATACTTCTCTACAATCTCACTAAGCTCTACATATTTCATAGATCCGTTTTTGATTTTTGCATTAAGATTCTGCTGAAACATCCCGTTTTCGCGGGCGATTTCTGCTTCTGACTTGTCTACATCGATAAGCCATTTTTTCCACATCTTTTGAAATTGTTCTTTTGTCATTTTTACATCACTCCTATCTATTGATTATATACTATTACACATTTCATAAAATGTCAACAACATTATTATATTTTTAAAAATAATTAATTTTAGTGTTGACAACACCTAGTAACATGTGATATAGTTTAGACAACAAGAAAAACAGTGTTACACAAAGGAGGAAAACATTATGACAATGATTAAATACGATAATGCAAAAGCAAGACTGGAAAATGCAAAAGTAAAACTGGAAAAAGCGCAAAAGAGATTACAGAGAAAAATGGATCAGTTGGAAAAGTTGGAACTTTATAAAGTCAACGGAACTCTTCCTAAGAAATATCAGGCCCCAGAATTCAAGGGGCAAGCCGAACGGTGGTTACAAATTGATATTCAATTTGCAACCGATGAAGTCAAAGAAGCGAACAAGAAGGTTTCGGAAGCCACTGAAAAGGTTAAAGAATTAACCGAAAAAGTGGAACAATTGAAAGTGAAAAACGAAGACCTCAAAGCCGTTCCAGAGGTTCTCGTAAAACTTCAGGATGAATTGGAAAATAGTTGGAACAAAACAGCTTTTTACCGGCGTGACCTGTACAAAAGTGAATGCAAGGAAATGGGCTACAAAGCCTTTGTGAAAAAATACGGGTATCATGCTTACGAAGAGAAAGACTTGAC